CACTTGCTTAGCTGCAAAGCCAAATTCTTCTCCTATTTCGCGAACTGTTCCAGCGCCAGGAAGATTAATCACACCAACGGCTCGCCCAAAACCACCAAAGCCTCCTGCACCACGACCGCCACCACCAGGAGGTACTGCACCACCACCTCCTCCTATGGGCGACGGAATGCTTGGAGCACGCATAAATTGCTGCTGTCCAACTGTCATTGTCCTGGGGATGACTGCTAGTGGGCCTCCTCGCCCCATGACCGCCTCTCCTCTCAATGCAGATCGCGCATAGGCTTCTGTAGTGCGCCGCGCAAGCATTTCTTCTCTGGTTTCAGAGATGGCATATCGATTAGGCGCTCGGCCAACAGCGCCAGGAAGCAATCCTGCCACACGAGCAGCAGGCAGAGCAGCTTGCATGGACGCCCCAAGTCCGATGCGAACAGTCCTTACTTCTTGGCGAATGGCGTCAACAAACGCAAACGCTGCACCACGCAAGATCTTTTTTAAATCATCACTAAGTGCCGTAGGAAGATAACGTTGAGAAGCAAAAGCTGTACCCGGCAAAGCACCGGGAGTGGCGCCAGGAGGCAATGCCCGCCCTGTAGACGATGGTCCAATAGGAATAGACCGAGATGGGATAGTGGCAGGAAAATCAATACCAGGCAATGCTCTTGCCTGTCCCACTTGCCTGCTAATCTCGGCTGCGCTCATCCCTCCAACCATGAGCGCCATGCGAGCAAGGCGGTCCAGCATTCGCCGCATTTGACGAGTGGCAGATTGCTCTGCAATCTCCATAGCCTTTAAAAGGCCAAGTTCAAAACCTTTACCTGCATCCTCTCCTATTTCTCTGAACTCCTTCGATGGAGAAGCAATGCCAAGAACGCTTTTCATCGAGGCAATCAAGGACTGCCCTAAGCTTTGTGCTGCTGCCTTTAATTGCGGATCTCCACTTTTTAATCCATTGAGAAGACCTTCAATCGAATCTCGTCCTACCTCGCTTAATTCTTTTGCGATTTTTTGTGCATTATTTGCAATCTCTTCTTTAAATGCAACCAAGCCAGCTTGAGCTGCGGCTTTATATAGTGGCTTAATATCCTGACCAAGCCTTCTCAAGGCGGCTTGCGAGATGCCTCCTTGCGCAACACCACCAACGCCTTGGGAGCCTTTAGGAAGATTATTTAATGCTTCAGCAAGCTTTCTTGCTTTTTCAATCTCTGCGGTTAAATTTGTCGCTACTTCAAGTCTGTATGTACGCCTTCTAATATTGGCACCAAGCGCATTTAGTTCGTTCTGGACAGAACGACGATCAAACTTCACCTGTACTGGAATATTGTACCCAGCAGCCGCTTGCCCAAGCCCAGCTAATTGTTGCCTAAAAAATCCCAGGTCAAGACTTACCTTAAGCTTCAGTTCGGCGTCTTGAGCTGCCATCTTAATTTTCGCTTACTTTCTCTTCATTCTATAATCATTGCTCTTGATTACGCCCACTAAACGCTTTCATCTCATCTGCGAGTAATGCAATAACACGACCATCCATTCTCCTAGTTTTCATTAAACGTTGAAGAACAATCAAGCTTGCATCTGTCACACCATCGTCTTTCTTGATTTGTTTTGTATCAAAAGGAAGAAAATCTTCTGGCTTTATTTTGCTCTTCTTGCCTACCATCATTCCCGCTGCCATTGTGCCTAGCTTGGCAACAGCAACGCTGCTGACATTGTATTTTGCAATGTCATGACGATCAAGATATTTAAGAGCACGCTTCACATCGTCAAGCTTTTGAAGGCCAAAATTCTTGGCGCTCCATCGCTCATCTTTAAAATCTGATGCAGAAAGACGAAAGTAGATTTCGTTCCAATCTGTCAAATTTTTAAGTTGATTTCTAGCTTGTCCTTCAAGCTTTTCTGCTATTGAGGAGAAGTCCTCTTCGTTGCTTTTTTTGCTGCAATAGCCTCCTGTGTCTCCGCACTTTGCTCTTCAGCAATAAATTCAACCACTTTTGCAATGATCTTACGAGGAAGAGTTTTAGTGTCTTCCATGTCCCAATCAGAAAGATCTTGCCATTCGTCATCAACTAAGCCCTGTCCACGAGAGCGGATGAATGCAGTAACCATGCGAGCATTAGTGGCTTCCACTGAAGATCCGCTGGTAATCATCGCTAAAGTTTCTTCCGTAAATTCTGAAAGTAAATCAGCTTCCGAAATCACTTCTCCACTTTGAAGTAATGAAAAGGCTTCGTCGATTGAAATATTGCGAGACGTGGCAATACGCTTAGCAAGTTGTACAGCACGAATAGTGGCCTGGCTCTGAAGCTTGCTAATTTCTTCTTGCTCGATGGATTCGGCCACCAGCCAACTACCATAACGCTTCATGCGAATTTCAGGCAACAGCTCAAAGTAACCTTCAGTTTTGGTCTGAACCAGAAAGCTGTATTTGCTCATGATCGAGAATGTTTAACAATGCGTTGAACACCTTCACTCGCTCGTGAGAAGAGCGGAATTCGGGCGGAATTTCAATCAGCATTGAATGATTGTCGTTGCTTATTCTAAGGGTGGGTTCACGGCAAGAAATAAGACATAATATCCCTACTTCCAATGCCATGCCATCAACAAGGCAATTAATGGCATGAACTGTATTGTCATTACTCCATAAATAATCAATTTTCATTTGCCTAGCGTAGTGCGTATTCGCATCTTAAGATCACGATTTATAGCGCTACTGCCAAATAAATCTTTCTGCTGAAAAACGTCGGTCCATTGACGTGGAGCGAGATTTGTGCTTAATCCTTCATGGACATACCAAGCGTAACCACGCCCACTGCTATTTTTTGCGTTCCAATCCCATGATGCGGTAATGTCTACTCCGCCTTGAGTGATGGAAAAACTATCCCTTCCGCTTCTGTATAAATCTCCTAGATCGAAAATATTACGAGGACTTGTAACCGTTTCTCCGTTCTTGCGCTCTGTCTCTCCATCGTAAGGCCATTTATCTTCTAAAAATTGATCGCGAAAATAATCATTCACATCAAAACGTGCCCACGTCTCAAATGCTTTGACGAGCTTGTCCTCTAATTTTTTAGCGTTAATAATTGTTCCGCCAACAATAACTCCGCTCATGGTGCTACTAAATTACGAAGAATTAGATCAGGAATTAAAAAGCGGCAGCGCTCATATGCAATATCATCGCCAGGAAAATATCGTGGCGTAGCATCTGGAAATCTCCTAATCATTCTGTCCATTGCCAATGCAATAGAATTGCTATTTGGCGTATATTGCACTAAAACCACTTCCCATACCTGCGTAACTTTTACCGTGCCTCCCAATGGAGAGCGGGGCGCGAGTTCAGGGAACTCTCGCATAGTCACTTCTAGGCCTTTTACCTTCCATTCTTTTGGCACGCTCTGCCTGCCCACCACGTACACTGCAGGAAGCGTAGAGTTATTTGGCAAGGTATATGTGCCAATAAGATTAGGCGATGCAGAAAGCAGTTCCGTAACTGTTTCGCGCAGTTGTGAAATGTTCATTAAAAAAGCCTGCCCCGTAAGGACAGGCTAGCGAAGATTCAATAAGAGAATCAGGAGTTAGGAGCAGTCGGAATGATGCTGCCAGTCTCAGAAGCGTTCTGGTGGACGCCGATGCGACCACGACTGGTCAGATCAAACGTTACTTCCACAAGATTATCTGCGGGATAGCTCTCGTTGTAGTTCATAACGCAAGCAACAAATGCCACGCGGTCATAGTAATAAGTGTTACCAGAAGCGCCAAGTTGCTTGTTAATTTCCACGTACACTTCGTGGTTCTTGTCGTAGCGGCTAGCGCTAACCACTTGGAAAGCCTCGTCAAAACTGTTTGGCAGGAAGACGGTGCCATCAACATCCTTCTGGAAGTAGGAGGTGATGGAGGCAGTAGCCTGGCTGGTGGTGATCACGCTATCAGCGAAACCGCCGCCACCCAGCAGATAAAATTCCTGGTTGCCATCGTTGAAGGCAACAGAAGCAGTGGTAGCTGCTTGCAGAGTGTAGAGAGTAGGAGCGCCGCTAACAGTAAAAGTAGCGCCAGATTGAGTGATGACAGGACGAGAAGTGCCGCCAATAGAGCCCACGCGGACAATCACGTCCTGGCTCTTCACTAGCTCAGTGGGATGGTAGAGCATGAGAAAATCCTCAATGGGAAAGAAGAGAGTTAAGCGTTGTCCACGCTTCCTTTGCCAATCAGTCTAAAAATACCCCTGACTGGAGTGCCCAAAAACTGCCAATAATGAATAGCAATTTGTTCGTTCGGCAACAGTTCAAATCTTCCTTCCCTTCCATTGATCGTAGCTTGAGCAGAATCTCCTACAGTTACGCCAGACAAAGTAAGGGGGCTGGTCATCCTGCCTTCCATATAGACGGCAGTCATGTCAGCCCCGAGAAGTTGATCGTAACGAGGATTATTCTTTTGTTTTAAAGTGGCGTAAAACGTCACTCCAGTGGCAACTGGCACATAATTGCCAGTTTCTGCATCAAGCGCATATCCAGATGCCACACTAAATACCAAAGTGGCATTTGCAAGTGGCTCCAGATAGTTGCTCACACGACAAACCCAACAGAAGAAAGAGGAAGATTGTTGGTCATTCGTTTGAACTCCTGACCGTATTGAGTGGCATCAAGCCCCTCGCCATACACCTTGCCATCAGTGGCACCAATTTGAATGCCCATCTGAGCTAGTTGAATGGCAATGATATGAGCAGCAAGAAATTTTACCGCCCTATCAGTTTGAGCCCCAAACACATCACTAGAAGCATCGTAAGTAGCTTCTGCAATAGCACCATTCACGATGCCAGAAGGATGTGGACTGAATTCAGGGAAGCGTTCAAGAAAGCTTGCGTAAGTGACTGCCATAATCAGGCCTTCCCAATACGAATGGCTTCAATACGCTTCGCGATGGCATTCCTCACGCGAATACGGCCTTCAATTTTCTTCCAATCTGCCAGACGATCTGGATCATGGATGAGTTCAATGGCGCGAATTGCTTGTGTAAGGGGAAGTTCGCTAAGGCTTTGAACATTTTCTGGTAGATCTTCTACCATCACCTGCTCTTTCATTTCTTCAATGGCGCCAATAGCAAGAAGCTTTTTGACGGTGCCGTTTTCTTTAGCTTCCTTCCATTTCTCATCAGGAATTTCCTGATTAAGACCAGGAGCAAGTTGAATAAGCCCGCTCTTGGTAATAATGCCAAACCCTGCATCACGAGGGGGATTCTCAAGTTCGGGGCGATAAGCAATCAGCATTGTTCAAGAAAAACAATTGCTAATAGCTTAACGCCCCTCTTCTTAATTAACTATCCTCAGCTAGAAGCTTGAACGTAGATCACGCTCTTGGGATAGTACAGAGCAACGCCACCAACGCGAGCGTGAGCGGGAACGATAAATTCCAGACCACGCTGCTGAGGGGGGAACAGCTCAAGGGGCTGAGGAATGTGCAGTTGCACCTTCTCAGGATCACGCTTGTACACCACCATACGGTCGGTGTTCAGCACGCTGTTATCAGCCTCAAGTTGGTTGATGGGCTCAACGTTGCGGATGTAAGGATTGGTACGCAGGAAGTACTCCAGCACGGTCACGTCCGAAGAGTCGGAATTGCGAGTGGTGCTGATCTTGTTGTAATCTGCGTAGGACAGCAGAATGGTGTCCGGCTGCTCCTTCATCTTGGAACCATTGATGATGGCAGTCACGCCATAGTTCAGCAGTTCCAGCATTTCCTGAGCAGTGGTGCCGGCAGTCGTGAACCACTTGTCAGCAGCAACAACATCCACGGTGGAGTTGTTGAAGAAACCAGACAGACCCACGGCGCTTTCACCAAAGAAAGCCACCTCTTCCACTTTCTCCTCATAGGCACGACGCACAGCAGCAGCACGACGCTGCTCCAGAGCGATATTTGCCATTTGAGCGGCACGCAGTTCCTGAACGGTGTAACCAAAGGAACCACCGAAAGAGCGGATGTTGATGCTCTTCTCGGTTTGGCTGATATCAGCGCGGGGCAGATCATCAGCAGCATCAGCAATCAGACGGAACTCGCCAGTGGAGTCCATGATGCGATAGGTGAAGGTCTGGGCGCCAGGACCAGCTTCAGCAGTTACAGGCAGAACAGTCGGATATTTGATATCCGCATACTGCACTTCAAACACTTGGGGGCGGATGTACTCAAGCTGACGATCAAGAAACAGGCCCGCGTCATCCATACGGAATTCAGACATTTTTAAGAGCCTCCTATCAAGAATCAGCAGAGAGGGTGAAGCTCGGACCGTTCAGCTCCAGCACAGCAATGCCGCTGCCAGTGGTGGAGGTAAGGAAACGAGCGTTAGCCAGGCGAACAGTTTTGCCCGATGCAAAAGCATGGGAGAACTGACCGGCCTTGCCAGTGCCGCTAGCGGAATACAGCACACGCACGGGCGATGCGGGAGTCACAGCGCCAGTCACATAAACAGCAACTGCACCTTCGTTAGCCACGTTCATGGCTTGCTGATTCTTCACGCCAGGACGATTGTTTGTATCGCGAGCCGTTTCATCAACATAAGTGAGGACGTTAACGCCCAGCACGGTATCAGAAGCACCAGAAATGGTGGTAGCAGAGTTAGCGACAGTACCAGCAGTGTTGTACACAGCCAGATTACCGAAAGCAACAACAGCACCACTCTCATTGACATAGGTGCCAATGGTGTTGTCGCGAATGTCAGACAGTTGACCTTCCAGCAGTGCGGTTTGCTCCAGAGCGTAGCTCTGTTGCACGCCACCAGCGGAGGCAGTGCCCGAAGCAGAGAAAGTTACGGCCATAA